TCACGATGCTGAAGCCTCGACGGCCAGCTTCGCATGGGTGTTCAGTTCCTCGGCGATGAAGGCCGAAATCATCGCCCGATAGACCTGTTCCACCACCTCAGCCGAGGCACCGGTTTCGTCAGCCATCTCACGAACCTTCTTGATCACTTGCTCGACCCGAGCAGGTGCACGCACATCATCGGTGGTTTTCTTGAAGCCCGCTGCTTGCGTCACGAGCCTTCCACGTTTGGCGAGAAGCGAAACGAGGCTGCGGTCGATTTCATCGATCCGTTGACGGACTTCGTCCAGAGAGGTGCAAGGTACATCCATTTGCTTGACTTCCTTTTCATGAGCCTGCGATGGATTGGAGCAGGCTGTCGTGGGTGACTGGGTCGTGCAGTGTAGCTTCTATGCTAGGTTCGCTTCACGCTCCTTAGAGGGGTGTAACGCCGCAGCGAGTGGCCCGTCACGATGACCGGAAATACTAGATGCACGCGGGATATCTCACTCCATTTCGCACAACCAGCTCACGCCTGCGTGGCGCATGTCGTGAAAATGCAGATCCTCCACGCCAACCATCTTTCACCCCGGCTTGGGCAGCCTGCTGGCGGGCGAATGTCTGGGACCTTTGGTAGACTAGGACACCCTTTTTCTTGAGGCGGATCTGGACGGTATAGCTAACCATTCCATCGGCCTTTTTCCTTGCTCTGATCGTTGCCATGATTTCCGGTGGTACGAGTGTGTTTGGCGGCGGTAGCCCGCACCACTGTCAAACCCAACACGCCCCCGGAAAATGGTACATAAATGCGTAGCCCAGAATGCTCCTAGAAAACGCTTCAAAGCCACAAACCACGCGCCCTGAGCCGTCACGCTGCTTCAGCGTTGCACCGATGATGGATTGGGCCTATTTTCCTTGAACGCATTAATTTACAAGGACTCTAGCAACGCCAAATGTTTTAAGTACCATTTTTGTACCATTCTACGAGTAGCTCATGCGTTCAGGACCGCCCTGCGGGCAATGAGAACAGCACCTGAGTTCACCATGTACACATCCGCTCCGGCTTAAGCCCAGTTGTGGATGTCAGTCGACAAAAAACCAACCAATATCGCGATTACTGCCAAGCTCTAGGCTGCAGCGATGATCATTCGCACTGGTCTTTTCGCGATATTTGGACTCCATGGACCAATGTCGGCCAATTACCAAACTGTTGATTTTTCATGAAATTCTCGGCCTCAACCATTGATGAACAGACCGTAGATACACTCGGTAGACTATAAAGCTCATTTAAGCCTGGCCAGCGCAAATTTTGCTGCGAGGTCATTGATAACGACGAATTGCAGTACTAATGTTGTCACTGAGCCTGACTACTCTCCACCCTCTTCCCAGTCTTGCTCATTGCCCAGCACAAGGACACAGCCATGAGATCACTGAAACCACTGCTTTCAATTCTAATAATGCTACTAGCATTAATTTCAGCTCCATCACATGCAGAGCCAGACAACTTAATTACAGTCAATATAAAAATTTACTGGTTTGATGACGTCACACCGGTTGCTGGGGCACACATCTATGATCACATACCCAACAAACTCCTTGGCGAGACGGACAGTAAAGGCACTCTAAGCGTAAAAGTCAAAGAAGGAACCATACTTCGCTATGCATCACCTGACTATGGTCTGCAGCAAAAGCTAGTTGAAGTTAGACTCCCGAACGAATTACGTGCAGCTGGCATAACGGTGATGAATGATGGCGCATGGTGGACTAAAGTTAGGTAGTCAGCACATAAGAATGGCCGCAATATTTGCGGCCATTCATTTAACATTCAGCACACCAATTACAAGAGCTAGCGATAAAGAATTCAACTGCGCCGAACAAGAAGTACAAATCAATATAGGAAGAGATGCTTTCTATTCCAGAAATCTATCCCATGATAACCGTGTATCCTGTGCCAACTGCCATAATCCATTAAATTTTTATGGAGACAATTTACCGCGCGCCCAAGCAAGAAGCCTAACACTCCTTCGAAATACACCTACACTTTTAAATATTGCACTATACCGTCGATTCTTCTGGGATGCCAGAGCGGACTCTTTACAAGCGCAGATCCATGAACCTTTATTCGCACCGTTAGAAATCGGTTCCAGCACTACACTTATTCAAAACTTTATCGACGGATACAACCTACCAAGCACGAACATGGCCAAGGAAAGCGCAACCACAATACTAATTTCATCCATAAAGAAATTCTTACTTTGCGAAGTAACCACAAAAAAAACCATCGCAGAAAATAAAACATTACGCGGGAAATTAGCAAATTCCGCCAAAGAGGGCGAACGGATATTCAATCAATCAAAATGCGTGAACTGCCACAGACCACCAACTTACACCGACAACAAATTACACGACATTGGACTGGAGAGAATCCCGCTCGTAGAACAAATCACGGAGACCAGTGGAATAACCACACGCAGCTATGTCCCCGACGCCGGAGCGGGAAACTCTAAGTCTGGACAAGACAACTATTACGCATTTCGCACACCTTCCCTAATAAATATTGCCATTACACCGCCTTACATGCATGACGGCAGATTCAACTCCTTAGATGAGGCAATATTAAATCATGGAAGCACAGATAAAGCCAAACTATCAAAGAAAGACATGACCAACATTAAGGTATATCTAAATTCATTAACCGACGAGCGCTACCTCAATAAAATCACTTGGCCATAATATAGAGAATCTCGAAAATTCCGACCAATTGAATAGTTACCGATTTTCCACTACGTATCCTATGTACCCACCGATTGCGCTACAATTCAGACTACACTGTACAAAAAGGTTGAGCAATTTAATAAAATACCCTATGGGGATGGCTAACCCGGCTGAAAAAGATTGTGGGGTTTTCATTGAGTAACCCTCAAAGCTAATTGAATTTACAACTATAAGGACGCCGACCTTTTTACTCTCATCAGGAGTTGAGCGTCGATCTAGCCCAGTACGCCAAAACCGAGCCGTCACTGCCCTTGGCAGCATAAGCTATGCGATAGGGAGTTGAACCCGCCCGACGCTCTCAATAGGCCGCCGCAGGCCAGCATAACCGGCAACTAAAGCGGTGGCGGATGACCGGCTTAGGCCTGAGACGCCCTAGAATTTGCCCTAAATTTGCTCTAAGCACTCTCGAATCTGAAGCATGCTCATGGATGAACTAGTCTCGACCACAGCCGAGCCCCTTGAGCTGTTGCTTCTGAACCAGGTAGCCATCAGAGCGGCTCTGGAAGAGCTTTCGCTATGGGTGGGTCATCGTGGTTCTGTCCACATCCATGAAAATGTCATGGGAGCTCTAACGGCCCTCGATACGCTTGACGAAGCGATCTCATTCCGAATAGAACGCTTGCTAGAGTGGGCCATCAAGCAGTTTAGATGGTGGCAAGCCGACCTGAGCAGCGCCTACGATGGATTACGGGAACGACCTACTGACAGCGACAGGCGAGAATTTGTTGACGGCTTACCCACTGACATGGCTGAAATGGGAGCATGTCAAGGGGGTTTGATTGTGCAGGTCGAACCGGGCAAACTCCACTCATTTCAAATGCTACCTAATCGCAACTGCAAGGATGCGCAATGAAACCAAGTCGAGCGATCCCCAAACGATACAAAAAAGCACTGATTTCTGAGGCGGGTGGAAAGTGTGCCAACCCTGGGTGCCCGAATACAAGAGTTGAATATCACCATATTAAAGAATGGGCAATCGTACAAACTCACAATCAGCAGGACATGATCGCCATTTGCCCGACCTGCCATGACGCCGCACATCACGGAACCTTAAAAATTACCGAAGACATCTTATATGAGTGGAAAAAGATCTCAAGAACACCAATACCCGTGCATAGCAACATATTCATTGAGCCGGGCGTCAGCTCCAAGGTAATCCTTGGGAGTGTAGCCTTCATGCAACGCGAACCCTCTAAAACTACTGTATTTAGCTTATCCCCAATGCATTCGCTTGAGTTCGAGGTTCGTGAAAATTTCTTGAACGTCTCCACCAAAATATGCGACCAGCAGGGCGCCGTGCTCCTGAAAGTATCAAACAACAACATAACCAATACTTCCAATGGGACACTAACAATCGATAGCCGCCCCGGCCGATTTAGAGTTACAGCCCCCACCACCTCCAATCTAATATCTAATCATGCACTCGGAAGAATGCGAGAAATCGATTCAAACTATGCGAGCGGCGACATACTAACTGTTCTCGACATATTCATAACTAAGCCCGGACACGTGAAAATCGAAGGTTTTTGGAGCTACGATCAAGACACCATTGTCTCCACCGACAACCGCCTTTGCTTCATAGATAGTCCTGCTGATCATGTTTTACGCATTGAAGGTAAAGGCGAAGACACCTGCTTCATATACAGCGGCCCCACTGATCAAGCAATTTTCGCTTTTGCACAGAGATAGCCTCACCCCGCCATTAACTCGATTCCATTCAGGGATATTTGAACAACATGCCACTAGCAAAAAGCTGTTACTCGCAGAACAATATCAAAACAAGCAAAACTCTAAAGCTCGGAACACTATTCGAGTACAGAGAGACCGAAATAAAAGAAATAGCCGACGAAAAGGAAGGCACTTTCGAATTCAGCTTCTTCTTTGACGGAGAGGTTTCTATAAAACCCGTCATCTATAATACACTAGCAGGAGGGCTAATGCAGCTGGGTCCAGTGGGTGGAATTCGCTTTCCAGGGCGTGCATCAGCCACCTTTGACTCATTAACTTTAGTTAGTCAAAACGCCGACACAATAGTTTTGAAGGACTCAAAAGGAATCATCCGTCGAGAGGTTCTCAATAGCTTCATTTTTTGTATGTCGCACGTACGAAAGACAACCCATTGCCATGGAATATTTCCGAACTACGACGACTATTGGTATGCACATGACTGTAATGCAGAAAAAATAGCTCACATACTTATGCAATTACTTTTAAAGCAGATTCAGAAAAACCAAAAAAACGGACAACATATAATACCACCAGACATAAACGCGAACGAAATCGATGTCAATGTATTTTTTGGAAACGTTAAATACACTGACAGAAACCTACACTTCAACAACCACTCAATACACGAGCTGGAAGATATTATTCACAGAATGCACCACATGGCATTCATAAAAACTCCGACACCTTTCGAAAGAGAAAAAGAGTACCGCTTCCACTTCATCATAACGCACAAAAACCGTATTATCGAACCATTATGCAGACACTTGATCCTTAACGAATGCGACGAGCTACTACCATACGTCTTCTAGGCCAAACAGATAACTCTGCAGCATTTGGACACCACAGAGTTCGCCTCTAATTAAATCTTATAGCATTTAAAGAACTCCCAATAATCAAATAACGCAGACTACACAACCCCATAGCCAATCATCCTCCGCATTCCTAACGACTCTAGAAATGATATTTTCCTACAATCCAGATGGTCTTTTTAACATAGGCCGGACCACCCATCTTGCGATCCCAGTACAACCCTCCAAGCGATGATGGTTGCCAATTCATGATCACAAGCTCGCCCGTCACTTCGGCCTTTCCCTGCCGCTGGTTTGTATTGCTGTAACGAATATCCAGACATTTGAAGTGGAAGCCGTCGAATGCCCGCCGGATGTCCGGGTGATGGTTGATGCTTGCCGTGGCGCATGAACTCATGCAATACGATCGTACTCTTCGAACGCGAAACCCACACCGTATCCGGCGGTCTGCCAGTACGGCGGGTCTCCATGTAGAAGAACGTATAGAGTAATGAACCGCGCCGCTCCTTGGCTAAAGCCTCCGTACGCGGCGGATTCAAGCAAGTCACTCTGCTAAGCAGTCAAACAAGTTCGCGAGTAGCCTGATAAAGATACTTGTAAGGAGACGCAGGGCGCTTTAACCTCTGAAACTCAAAGTCGGCTGAAACTTTAAAGTTACTCGTAACCCCTGCTATCGAGGCTGCTACTAACTGCTCGGTTTTGCCAAGCGTCAGAGTCTCAGCGGCCTTCCAGGCCGCCGCTGCTGCAGAAGCAGATTTTGCAAAGTTGAAATTCACCGAAGCTTTCAGATTGCAGAGCCTCACCGGAAATTGCCACTCTCTCGTGACGGCGATTAGATCTGCGCACGCTAAATCTAACTCCTTGAGCGCTTTACTCAATGCCTCGCCGCTATCATCAGCGCTTGTAATTGTTTTACACATAGCGTCCATATGAGCGCGAAACATCATAAGCTCTGTGCGGCGGCGCTCTTTGAAATCAAGAATTTCCACAAGAGGAACATGGTCAGCTGGAACTGGCAGGGCGTTATAGATTTCTAAGCCTGTCCCCCCTCTGGCATGACCGGCGTCACTCTTAATTGAGTTCACGCCCTCACCTATGCTCCACGTTCCAGGAGACCGCTGCTCGTAATATTCAAGGGCCGACGCTTGCGCTGCAGTCACTATGGTGGCCACGTGCCCTGAACGAGGTACATCAATCATGGGTGTTTCCATAACACCGCACTGGACCAGCTCTTGGACGTCATAACCGCCACTGACTAGAACCGCTCTGTTTCTGGGGAACGCAAGGCGATCCCAATAGAGCAACGAGGATCGAAGTTCCTGAGCATCAAGACTTCCAGAGTTTACGGTAATACCGCCATTTGCATTTATTGTCGTTGGGTTGCTGACGATCAAACCACGGACTGAACTAGAGTATTTCCCGTAATCTGGGTCGGATGCTTTTCTGAGTTTTGCTTGCCCCATGTCCTTCTCTCCCGCGCAATTCCGTTTAATCGGCCCTGCCTGTTTACATCCGCAAACAAAACGGGCTGCCTTGTTTATTCCGTGCGAGTTTCCGAGCTTCTTGCTTTCGGCACAAGTCGCATCGCCATGGTAATGCGGGACTATGAAATTATGTAGAGGACTAGCACTTAAAATTGTTCCTCCGCAGGCAATGACGCCTTGATCGCGCTAGCTCGGGGTTCATGCCCTCGCCCCGCTATCCTTGCAGGCTAGGCAGGCCACGCTCCTTACCCCTCAGAACAATCCACCGAGCGATACTGGCTCCCAGTTCATGATGACCAGCTCGCCGGTCACCTCCGCCTTGCTCTGGCGCTGGTTCGTGTTGGTGTAGCGAATATCCAGGTGCTCGAAGTGGAAGCCGTCGAACGCTCGACGGATGTCTGGGTGGTCGTTGATGCTGACCATCACCCTGCCCTTACAGCGGCGCATGAAGTCAGCCATGTGCTCGTACTCCTCGAAAGGGAAGTCGACGCCATAGCCGGCGGTCTGCCAGTAAGGCGGGTCCATGTAGAAGAACGTGTGTGCTCGATCGTAGCGCTCTGCGCAGGCGAGCCAGGACAGATTCTCGACGTAAGTACCGGCGAGACGCTGCCACGCGGCGGAAAGGTTCTCCTCGATGCGTAACAGGTTGATGGCCGGCCCGGTGGTCGCGGTACCAAACGTCTGCCCAGTGACCTTGCCGCCGAAAGCATGCTGCTGCAGGTAGAAGAACCGAGCGGCACGCTGGATGTCGGTCAGGGTCTCGGGCCGAGTCATCTTCTGCCACTCGAAGATCTGACGGGAGCTAAGCGCCCATTTGAATTGGCGCACGAACTCCTCCAGGTGGTTCTGCACAACTCGATAGAGGGTGACCAGGTCACCATTGAGATCGTTCAGCACCTCCACTGGGGCGGGCTGGGGACGCATGAAGAACAACGCGGCACCGCCAGCGAAGACTTCAACGTAGCACTCATGAGGGGGAAAGAGAGGGATCAAGCGGTCGGCCAGGCGGCGTTTGCCACCCATCCAGGGGATAATTGGAGAGGTCATAGGTATGCAAGTCTTTACTGTATGGATAAACAGGTGTTAGGCTCGCCGCGCTTTGTGCACAAGGCAGAGGCCACGGCTGGACTTGCAGGAAGGGTCTGCGGGTTCGGCGGGCCGGGCTGGATGTTGGCGCATCTACCCGGCTCGCCTCTTTTCATTTGGTAACTTCGTGGATGTAGGCCTGGCAGGCCTGCAGTGCGATCAGTCCCCGATCACCGGTGTCGGTGATGCCCATAATTCGTTGAGCATGCGCTGGGTCAAGTCGGGTGCGAACGGCTCCATGAACCACGCCTCCGGTGCTGGCGGCTTCTCGCATCCCACCCTCACAACCCGGGGTGGCATAGGCTCCGGCGTCGACAAGGACTGACAGCCGCAAGTCACTAGTAGCCAGCCTGTCACGCAGGCGAGCTTGAATCTGTTGTGCATCGTTCATCTCCTACCAATGTGTTTTGTCCTGCTCCTGCAGGCGATCCTCCAGGTCTTTGCGCTGACTTTTCTGTTCAGCCAACTGCTCCAGGGCTGCAGCTGCAGCTTCCTCACGATCACGACCGTAAGCCCGATCCTTATCTGCCAACTGCTGGACATAGTCTGCAGCCTGGTCAAGCGGCTGTCACCGAACAGCGCTTCGCTGCAGGCCTCGTAGTTGTCGCGGCCGGTGATCTGAATGAGCCCACGACCACGGTAACGCTGGCCATCACCGTCAGCCGCCGGGGTGTTGCCAAGGCGCTCAGCCAGCCGCCCGGTGTCGTACTTGGCCAGGTAGGCATCGTTACCGAGCTCTCGCACATACTGCAGCTGGCCCGACTCATGGCCGACTTGCGCAAGGAACGCCGCCATACGCCGAGCCCCTCGAACAAGTCGCCACCATTGGTGTTGAAGGCCACAACAACCGGTGACACACCGTCGTCCACGGCCTTGAGATCCTGGATGAACTGGTTGGCGGTGATGCCCCAGCCGCCAATCTCGCCGTAGACATAGACCTCGATCACCTTCGAGTCGGCATCACCCTCCTCCGCTGCAGCAGTGATCGAATACCAATGCCCATCCTCGACTTGCGGGAGGGCCTTGGCCTTGTTGAGGATGCGGAACGGCATCAACGGTTTGGCCAGCATCTCACCCTTGTGATGCTCCTCGATCAGCACATCACAGTCGGGTGAAGAGCACTTGTAATGGACGGTCTGGAAGTCAGCGGAGTACAGCAAACTCTCCCACTCCAGCACCTGCATATGACCGCAGGTTGGGCAGGGCACGTAGTAGTGCCGCTGGTCGCTGGTTTCGAACAGATCAGCGATGCGTGAAGCCCCTTTGATGGTGGGCGAGCTGGAGAAGTAAAACTTCGCGTTGCGCCCAAAGGTACTGCCCCGTGTCTCCGCCAGCTCGATGGGGTCCCCCTCTTCATCGACGTCCACGTCCCAGCGGTCAATCTCATCGCCGTAGATGTATTTCGCTGCGAGCTCTGCCAGGTTGGAGGCCGAGCCGGCCGTGGTCGCATACAGCGTACCGCCCTCGAACTCTTTGGTATCCATAGTGTTGCGGGCATCCCGTGACCGGGAGGCCGCTACGCGGGCCTTCAGCTCAGGCGTGACGTTGATGGTCTTGCCGATCCGTGCCGACACCCGCTTGGCCAAGGCCAAGCTCGGCAGCAAGGTCAGGATGTTGGACGGAGACATGTGGATCAGAGCCCCAATCCAGTTCAGGGCGATCTGAGTTTTCATGAGCTGCGAGGCGACCATCGTGATGACGCGCTTGCAGGGATGCGCCGGTGAGAGGCAGCGCATGGGTTCACGGGCATACGGCGTCCGCGCCGTGCGGTATTTGCCGGGCTCGGCTGCACCAGTATCACGCGGGATCCGCATGTACTCGTCAGACCATTCGTCCACCCACAATTCAGGGTCGGGCTGAAGCCCCCGGCCATACGCTTCGCGGTACACCTTTGCACCGTCCGCGTATCCGGTGGGCATAGGCTCAGCTCTGTGTCATGGCTTGTTTGAGATCGGCGCCGCTCATCTTCGCCGCGTCGTCGAAGACTTGGCGAAACGCACCCGCGAGGTGTTTTTCGATTTCCCAAGAATCACTCATGCCCGTCAGCTCGGCAGCGAGCTGTGGAGCAAGGCCGAACATCAGGTCCCGAAGCGTACGGCCAGCAGCGAAGGCGGCATCCTCCACCGCCTTGCGCTCGACCAGGTTGCCCTGGACCTTGTTGAATTCAGCCTCGGCGAGCTGGGCCAGGTAGTACTCGCGATGCGCCCTCGCCTTCTGGAAGTCTGGGCCCTTGGCGGGCTGCGGAACCGGTGGCTGCACCGCAGGTGTGTCGCCGACTGGTTGGAGGTGGGTACGCACATCACGCTCGACCCGGTTTTCTTCATGCCGGGCCGCGACGGCGGCCTTGCTCGGATCGGCCGATTCAGCCAACAGCGTCTCGGTGGCTTCGACATCGACCTTGCCATCGGCGGTGAGCACCAGGCGGTCCTGGTTGGCCAGTTTGGAAACGTAGGATTTCGACCATCCGCGTCGGGCGGCGAACTCCGATTTCGTCAGGTATGTCATTGCAAAACGTCCAGTTCACCCAATGAATTCAGGGGGTTACACGCCCATCTCCGCAGCACCCCTGACAGCAGCGTAAATGGGGAGGCCGCAGCATGACGACCCCGACTCCCCGTAGCTGCCTCGTCCACGGCCCGTCTGGTTGCGGCAAGAGCACCAACGCCCAAGCCATCGCCAAAGCACTTGGCCTGCGCGACGTACTTGATAACTGGACGCCAGGGAAACCCGCTCCGCTGCTCAATACGCTGCTACTGAGCAGTGAGCGTGACCCATGCTGGCATTTCAAAGGCCGTGCAATGACCTTCGACCAGGCGATGCAGATCGCACGCCAGCAGGGGACAGTAATATGAGCAACGCCCAGATTCTTGCCCCCTGCCCGTTCTGCGGCAGCCCTGCGAATCGGTCCACGATAGAAGACGACCGCGATCCGAACCATGGCGGCGACGCAATCACCTGCAGCAACTGCGACGCCTGCACCCGCGTTGTGTTCGGCGAAAAGACAGGTCTCGCGGACTTGTGGAATAGACGCGCTGCAACTCCCCACGCTTGGCTCGGCCAGGCCGGGCTGTACCGCACTCGGTTTGACGCCTTGCGCAATTTCGAGCAGTCCGTCACCCCGGTCTCTGCCGACGAGCTGTTCAACCTTGCCAGCAAGCAAGTGCTGAGCCAGCGCAATGAGCCGAACTCGCAGGAACAGGAGGGCAATGCGTGAACACAGCCTTTGTTTTAATGGCACAGTACAACGGCATGGCGATTATCTCGCTCGAACAGGTCTGCGCTGACTACTTCACGCACCTCACGCCGCTTGTATTCCAACGCAAGGTGCTGGCCGGGGAAATCAAGCTGCCCATCACCCGACTTGAACCGAGCCAGAAGAGCGCCCGAGGCATACACATTGCCGATCTAGCCCTTTACCTGGACCAGCAGCGGGATGCCGCGCGCAAAGAGTGTGCCCAATTGAACAAGAGGTGACGGGCACGTTGATTCGGAAGTTCATCCCAGCCGTCCGCACATAACATCTGATCGCACCCACCCCTTCCACGCAGTCGAATACACCTTAGCTACCTTGCGTCGATGGCCGCCTACGGCGGGTGGCTATCGACTTAACCGCTTTCGACCCGAAGCTAGCGGTGGCGAGAGGTGGTCACGGCTGAGTCTGCACGACAACGACAACAAACACGCTGCCCGCTAGTTCAATGGATTCAATCCAGACGTGCTTAATGTTTGCGATGGAAAGAAACTCATTCAAATGTAATTTTCTTACCAAGTTTCGATGTGGGGTGGGCGTAAGCGCGGCTCACCGCTTCTCAAGACCCTCGATTTAGGTCCACTGATTTTTCAAGGCGTGAAGCTGACCTTCACTAACGACAGAACTCGGCCAAAAGGAGCAATCGAGCCAAGTTCTTCGGTGATTTAACTCGAAGGGGCAGAATTGGGGTGTTATCCTGCCCAGCCCCCGGATTCCCCTCCCCAATTAGAGAGCTGCAGCAACAGAGCCATCGTTACATACTCCGAATAGGTAAGAATTAATTAGGCCTGACTGTAGCGAGCACCCCAAGCATAGACTTTTCCGCATTACGCTTTTCAATCACTTCACCCGCTTTTTCCTTACCTAAACCAATGATTGCACCGCTAGCTACGCCTGTTAGTGCTACCGAGGGGAGACCTAGCGCCAAGAATGGGGAGAGCATGGGAAGCATGACCGCCGATGCAACCAGCCCTGCACCGAAGAGACTGCCTGTTAGGATTGCCGCTTTCTTCGGTGCGTACTTTAACTCAATATCTTTAAGATGTTTACGTTGCCGCTGCACCAGCGAAGCGAGGCCGTGGCTCACTTCTTTAATCATTTCATTAGTATCAATTGGGCCAGCGGATGCCAGTTGGCTGGTGTATTTATTTAATTCTTCTCGAAGCCACCGGTGTTCGTTGTTTGAAATTAGCTGCGCAAGAGTAGATACGGGAATATTCGCGAGCCACGATAGACTGTCATCCTGGACCGCATGAAGCGTCCGAAGCGCTTGATCAGAAATCACACTCTTCGAATGAAGATCTATTGCGTTGGCCTGGGCAATTTTTTCGAAGTAGTGCCAGTGAACAGGCTGAGAAAGAAGTGCCTGCGCCCCAAGCTCACTGGAATTTTCTAATAGATGGTATTGAGGGCGCAGTCTTTCCAGAATTCCATTGAGAAGCAATAGCCCAGTTGGCGCACGTTTCATCACATCTAGAATGGCGGTCGAGCGTGTACCTTCAAGCTCCCTGATATACTGGGTAGCAGCTTCGCTGGCGGCGAGCAGAATTCCGGGCTTTCCACCTGGCGGGACAAATAAGCCTGATGGCATCAACGCATCAAGGAAAGCAGTTTCATGTCTGCTTGAGTAGTCATAGAGCTCTTCCAGCGATTGAATTTGTCCATGACATATTGGGGAAATCAAGCGAACCGCCAGCTGCTCCAGACCCAGCTTGGTATGCGCGTCGTTTTGCTCCAATACTTCCTCAAAGCTTGGAAAGATAAAAACAGCTGGCACAGGAAGCTTGGCGTCTACCAGCGGGCGCAGCTGCAAAATATAGAAAAGCTGGATGGCGAGTTGTAGGTGCATAGCATTCAGATTTAGGTCTGCGCTTATGAACGGATATATCGGATCAGGGATAAGTTGCGTGTCTGCGTAAAGGCCAGTTATGCGAACAGCATTTAGTGCTGAGGTGCCAAAAAAACGCTGGCCTCCCGTAACCAACCTCATCCCCCCAAAATTCTTTGCTTGCTGGTAAATATTTGTGGAGTGGCGATTGTAGAATTCACCCAACTCTTCTATCGCTTGATTTACGGAGGTAGCGAATACGTCTGGCGAATTTTTAATGCGCCACATCATCCGTTGCTTGATCTCGTCCTCGTCGCTGATTAACTCGACCGAACGGTGGGTCAATGCAGCAAATAGCGAGCTAAAAAGGGCAAATAATTCAGCCTGAACCTCATTCATGGCGGTTGTAGCATGCTGAGCGGCCCCCTTCAACATTTCCTCTCTCTCTACCGAAAGCGCTGCACCAAAACTCTTTGCAATCAGCACCGTCTCTCTGGATAACCCTTTCGTATCCACCAATCCAGAGGCCGTCAAAGGGGCAGCTAACAGCTCATCCGCTTGGCGTTGTTGAGATGGAGGAAACTTCAGCTTACCTTCTCTCAGCGCCTTCCAAGCGTCCAGAAGTCGCTGTGCAGTTTCGGGACTTTCAACACTGTTCATAATTTCTCTCAAATGGCATTCTAATTTGTTTAAATGGCCGTGATTATTCGCCGGTATAACATTGTTCTGAGCTTTGCGCTACTCGTTTGCGGCTTAGTTAAAAATAGATCCCACCGATTACCGAAAGCCCCCAACTACAGTTATGGGTTGAAACAGTCATTCCTGCCAGATGGATCGACTTAAGGCGGTGTTACGCCCGAGGCAGATCATGGCCGCTTCGTGTCGATCAAGCCCTGCAATGCACTAGCCAGGTCCGATGCAACCGACGCTCAAGACGAGTACAAGTGATGTCCAATACTGCTCTTACCCCAATCAATTACTCAACCCGGGCGCCTAGGGTGACTGGGGCTTGGGTAATCCGCTCTAGCCAATACCATTCCATATATCGATCGCCACGCCCCCTGAGATGGGTGTAACGGCGTAGCGAGTTCCAGTCACGATGACCGGAAACACTCGATACGCGCGGTATATCCCAATCCATTTCGAAGAGCCGGCTCACTCCTTCATGGCGCAGATCATGAAAATGCAGGTCCTCCACGCTAACCATCTTGCATGCTCTAGACCAGGCCGTGCCGATTGAGTCGGTGTTGTAAGGGAAGATCTCAGCGCACTGACGCGGCATGCTTTGCACAATCGCCCACGCCTCATCCGGCAGATGGCACCACACATCATTGCCGATCTTCTGACCAGGGTTCTTCATGTCCCGCACCTTCACCGCTTGGCGGTGCTCATCCAGATCGTCCCACAAGATGCGCGCAATCTCGTCCATACGGCGCGTGGAGAAGATGGCAAACGCAACGACCTTGGGCATGTGAATGACTGTCGGACGCCGTGCGAGCATCTCAAAAAAATGCTCAAGCACCCTGTCGAGTTCTTCGAGCGTTGGCTGCCGATCCCGCTCCCGGCTCCTCATGTTGTAGCCCAGGCGCTTCAGGACAAGGCGTGCGTCGGGCATAGCTTGGGGGTTGATCTCGTACTCCCACGCAGCCCTAGCAAGCGACAACACTGAACCCAGGTGAGCCAGATCATTGCCGGCTGTCTGCGGTTTGATGCCACCGCCTGCGGGGCTCATACGCCATAGGGCATAGTCCACCAGCACCTGCTGGCTGATGTCGGAATCGACCATCTCACCCAGGTAGCTGTTCTTGATGGCGTTCAACGTGCGTCGCTTGGTCTCGCCCAGAGGCCGGGCTTTCTCTGCCTCGACCAGGTAACGGTCGATCATCTGCTTGACCGTGTGCCCTACCCGGTTGGCGCGCTCGATAGCACCAGGCTCAGACAGCTCGGTTTCCCGTCGCTTCGCCCAGGCCACTGCAGCCTGTTTGCGGGCGAACGTTTGGCTCTCTTGGTAGACTGTCACCTTGTCGCGATTGATGCGGATCTGGACGAGGTAGCTGCTGCTGCCATCGGCCTTTTTACGCGTTCTGATCGTTGCCATCTGAGATTGGTACACGTCGTCTGTCGGTTGGTACATTGTACCAAGCGCTTGGTAAAAACGCCCCAAAACCCCGAAAATTGGTACAAAACACGTTGAACGAAATGACCGCAAAATCAGGCTACAAGCCAGAAATCACGCGCCCTGAGCCGTCACGCCGCTTCAGCGTTGCACCCATGATGGACTGGACCGACAGACATTGCCGGTTCTTCCTGCGCCTGCTCTCCCGGCAAACCCTGCTCTACACCGAAATGGTCACCACCGGTGCCCTGCTGCACAACGACGCCCACCGTTTCCTGCGCCACGATGCTTCTGAGCACCCGCTGGCCCTGCAATTGGGCGGCAGTGTGCCGGCCGACCTG